TATAAATGCAAAGTTGTACGATCCCGTACAACTAGCAACCGATGTTATAGAGATACAAAACGCATCTTTAGGCACAACTAACTACAACAATCAAAATGGAAGTTTAGGCAGCACTGGTCCAGATACAATGGTAACTGGTGCAATTCCTGGTGCAAGCGATGGAAACCCTGGACCTTTCAATCCAGATCCAACCCTTAGTAGTCCAGAAATGCAGACAAGACCGTTGCCGGTTACAAACCCGCAACCATAAAGGAGTATAAATGAGTTTAGAAGAGACTGAAATAAATGTGGGAGGCACTAAATTTAAAGGTGCACACATTGCTGTTGTTTTAGCCTTTGTTTCAACAATCAGTGGAGGAATATGGGCAACTTCAGAATTCTTTTCAAGAGTTGGAGTACTAGAGGACACAGTAGCAGAGATACAAGAAACCATGCCAGATCTAGCACCTTTAGAGGTAGAGTTGGAAGCAATCAAAACTAAGATAGAAGATAATGATTTAGGACACTTGCAGGGTAAGCTCGCAGAATTAAGCACTCTACTTGCAACTATACAATCTAGACAACAAGAAGTTTTAGATAACGCTGCAGCTTCTAATACCAAAGTAATTACAATGGAAAAAGATTGGATAGAAATACGAAACGAATACAAAAAGATGGCAGACGCAATCAAAGGGTTTGAAGACTCTGTCGGAAGGTTTAAGAAAGAGGTAGACGACCTTTGGAAAGGTCTGGACGCGGCTTCTAGCCCGTTAGGATAAATACTATGATTAAGTATATGAAACCAAAAAAGAAGAAAAAGAAAGGAAAGAAAAAACGTGGCTACTAAACGTAAAGCCCGTAAAAAAGACCCCCGCTTAAAGCGTGCGAGAGTCTCTGGGTATAATAAGCCTAGACGTACACCAGGACACTCTAAAAAGTCCCATATTGTTGTAGCCAAAGTAGGTAGCAAAGTTAAGACTATTCGTTTTGGTCAGAAAGGGGCTAAAACTGCCGGCAAACCTAAAAAAGGAGAGTCTGCTGCTATGAAAGCAAAGCGTCGCTCATTTAAAGCTCGCCACGCTAAGAATATTGCTAAAGGCAAAATGTCTGCAGCATATTGGGCGGATAAAGTAAAATGGTAAAACGTAGGGTTCCAAAAGACAAAAAGTCAGGATTACCTAAAAAATATTTAGGAGGTACTACCGGCACTAAAAGAGCCGAACTTGCAAGAGTATTGAAACGAATCAAAGACCTTGCGAAAGCAGGAAAGACCATTCCTAGGTCTTTACTGAAGAGGAGAATAGAACTTGGCCGTAAAAAGAAAAAAAGCAAAGCGAAAAGCACCCGTAAAAAAACGACGCGCAAGAAAACCACTAAGCGCCGCTACTAAAGCTACTTTGCGAAGAAAGGCAAAGAATAAGAAAAGCGTTACTTATGGCATGTTAGCAAAAGTATACCGCAGAGGACAAGGAGCATACCTAACTTCGGGTTCCCGGCCAGGTACAAGTATGGCATCTTGGGCAATGGGTAGAGTAAATTCCTTCATTCGAAGAGGTCACCCACAAGATAATGACCTTCGTAGGAAGAAAAAGAAATGAAATATAAAACTAAAAGTGCTGCTAAAAAGGCAGCTAAAAGAATTGGACTAAAAGGGATTCATTCTCATGGAAGAGGTAAAAATAAGACATACATGGCGGGTAGTACACACGCAGCCTATGAAAGAGCTATGAGAGGGAGGAAGAAACGAAGTGGAAGAAGAAAATAAAACATTTCATCCTGCCGATACGAATGGAGACGGTAAAGTAAGTGCAGCTGAAGAAGCAATGTATCTTGAGTTCAAACGAAAAGAGCTCGAAGACGCTGATGCTATGCGAGATGCGCAAAGAAACATGACCTGGTTTGCATTAGGTGGCTTACTACTTTATCCCTTCGCGGTAGTGCTAGCTTCCTTAGTTGGCTTAGAGCAAGCCCAGGAAACATTAGGAAATATGGCACCTACATATTTTGTAGCTGTTGCCGGTATAGTAGCTGCGTTCTTCGGTTCGCAAGCATTAACATCAAAAAAGAAATAGGTAAATAAAGTGGCAGTTGAAGTAAGTAGAAAAGATATAATAACAGATAAAATAGTAGAGTTACAGTCCTCCGATAAGTTTCTGAAGCTACCCCCAGAACCTTATTTAGATATGCTAGGAATAGAACCTCTAGATTCTCAGATGGCGATGATAAATGCTGTGAATAATCCAAAGTATCGGTTTATAGTAGCAGCACTATCTCGCAGGCAGGGAAAAACTTATATCGCAAATATTATTGGGCAACTGGTTACTCTTATTCCTAATTGTAATGTTTTAATAATGTCTCCAAACTATTCCCTTTCTCAAATTTCTTTCGACCTACAAAGAGGTTTAATCAAACACTTTGATCTAGAGGTTACAAAAGATAACGCAAAAGATAAAGTTATTACTCTTTCTAATGGATCTAATGTTCGCATGGGTTCTGTCAACCAAGTTGATTCCTGTGTTGGCCGAAGCTACGATCTTATTATTTTTGATGAAGCAGCTTTATCAGACGGAAGAGATGCTTTCAACGTAGCCCTACGCCCTACCCTAGATAAACCCAATTCAAAAGCTATATTTGTTTCCACCCCTCGGGGTCGAAACAACTGGTTTTCTGAGTTTTTCTACCGAGGCTTTAGCGATGAGTTTCCTGAGTGGTGTTCTATTCGTGCAACCTACAAGGACAACCCTCGCATGTCAGAATCTGATATAATAGAAGCGCGTAAGTCTATGTCCGAAGCAGAATTTAAGCAAGAGTACGAAGCTGATTTTAATACTTATGAAGGGCAGATTTGGAACTTCAACTTCGAAACTCAGGTGCAGGACTACAGCAGCTTCGAGCCAAAGAAAATGGATATTTTTGCAGGGCTTGATGTAGGGTATAGAGATCCTACTGCATTTTGCGTTATTGCATATGACTGGGAAAACGAGTGCTACCATCTATTAGATGAATACTTTGACTCTGAGCGAACCACAGAGCAACACGCAGTAGAAATACAAAGACTAATAGATAAATGGGATATAGATTTTATTTACATAGATTCTGCGGCTGCTCAAACACGCTTTGACTTTGCACAAAACTATGATATTAGTACTATAAATGCCAAAAAATCAGTATTAGATGGTATCGCTCATGTAGCAGCAATAGTAGATAATGATACTTTATTTGTACACCAAGAGTGTAAAGAGTCTCTAGGCTGTTTAGATGCATATCAATGGGACACTAATCCCAACCTTGCCAGAGAAAAGCCAAAACACAATATGGCATCGCACATGGCAGACGCTTTAAGATACGCACTATATTCATTTCAAACTGGTGGTGGCACATTCTAGTGCAGGTACGAAAAATAGTGTTTGACAATAAACCTGAAACTAGTTATAATTTTGGATAAGAAAATGGAACTGAAAAGAGATTTAGTAAAATACATTCGAGATAAGGCGAAGTCGAAATACAAAAAAGGATGTGAGTGCGAGATTTGCGGAGACACTGTAAAGCTTGACTTTCACCACTATAACAGCCTAACTCGACTACTTGACAAATGGGTCAAGGAGAATAATGTAGAGCGTTATCTTGTAATGGAATGGCGCGAAGAATTTATTGATGAACATGACGCAGAGTTGTATGAGTATACCGCCACGTTATGTCACAAGCACCATCTACAACTACATTCTATTTATGGTAAAGACCCACTATTAAGCACTGCTAAAAAGCAAGAGCGCTGGGTAAAAATTCAAAGAGAAAAACATGGCTTGGTATGATAGAATCCTAGGAAGAAGTGCAGAAGACGCAGATGATGTGCATCTAAAGCTAAACCCTGCACAACAATATTTCCAAGAGATAAATTCTTCTAGAGAAGACCACTTTAGTTATGAAAAATACTACGAAGAACTAGAAATAGTAAATCGTGGTGTAAATATGATTGTAGATGACGTAGCAGAAATTCCTGTTCGAGTAGGGCCACCCACAAAAGCAACAAGTATAATAAAAGGAATAAAAAGAGCAAAAGTAGAGTTACTTTTAAATAATGAGCCCAATATTTATCAAGATGTTAATACTTTTAAAAGAAACTGCATCACTGATTATTTGTTAGACGGAAATATCTTTATATACTTTGATGGTGCTCATTTGTATCACATACCTGCAGATAAAGTTCAAATACATTCAGATAGCAAAACATATATAGAAAAGTATACCTACAATGATATTGACTATTCTCCAAACGAAATAATTCATGTAAAAGAGAACTCTTTCTATAGCACCTTTAGAGGCGTGTCCAGACTTAAACCCGCAGTTAGAACAATGCGAATAATAAAGTCCATGAGAGACTTTCAGGATAACTTTTTTAATAACGGAGCTGTTCCTGGTTTAGTACTTAAATCTCCCAATACTTTATCTGAAAAAATAAAAGAAAGGATGATAACTTCTTGGGCACAAAGATATAGACCAGATGCAGGTGGACGAAGACCTTTAATACTAGACGGTGGAATCGAGGTAGATGATCTTACAAATGTAAATTTTAAAGATTTAGACTTTCAAAACGCAATTCTAGAAAATGAAAAGGTAATAGCAAAAGCTCTTGGAGTACCTTATATCTTGTTCGACTCTGGTAATAATGCTAATATTCGCCCCAATATGCGAATGTACTACCTAGAAACAATACTACCTATTCATAGAAAAATAAACTATGCTTTAGAAAGATTCTTTGGTTTTCAGATCAAAGAGGACACAACTGAAATTCCTGCGCTACAGCCAGAACTACGAGATCAATCGGCTTATTACAGCTCTTTAGTAAATGGCGGTATTATTACTATAAATGAAGCAAGAGATCGTCTAGGTTATGACGCAATGGAAGGACAAGATAATATTAGAGAGCCCGCAAATATAGCTGGCTCAGCCGTTAACCCAGATCAGGGTGGCAGACCAGAAGAAGGAGAGGAAAACAGTGGCGAGTAAACAAAAGAAAGCAAAAATACTAAGACTTGTAGTGGCATGCTTTGATAGCAATGGAGGCATACTTACTAAAGAGGAGTATACCAACTTGCGACCACAACCTATTGCAGGTAGTAAAATACGGCCTCTTTTTGGGAATTATGAAAAAATGGTTAATATGATAAAAACTAGTAGTCGTTGGCCTCAATATTCTAATACACCCGAACTTAACGTTGAACCTAAAGTTCAACCTAAAGTAGAGCCAAAGGTTGCACCTAAAGTTGCACCTAAAGTTGCACCTAAAGTTGCACCAAAGGCTAAACCTGCTGCTAAAGCGGCAAGCAAAAAAGAGAAGTAATATGGATAAAATCTTACATGTAGCCTCTACGTTCAAATCTCATGAGAATGATGATGGTAGCGTAATGATACGAGGTATGGCAAGTACTAACCACTCTGACCGAGCTGGAGATGTAATCTCTGCAGATGCTTGGACAAAAGGTGGCTTAGAAAACTTTAAAAATAACCCTGTAATTTTATTTAATCACGACTATGATAAACCCATTGGTCGTGCCACTGGAGTTAAAGTAACAGAAAATGGACTAGAGCTAGAGGCAAAGATTAGTAAATCTGCTCCTGCTGCAGTCTGTGAACTAGTAAAAGACGGTGTTCTTGGAGCCTTTTCCGTTGGTTTCAAAGTCAAGGATGCTGATTACCTAAAAGAAACTGACGGATTAATGATTAAGGATGCTGAGTTGTTTGAAGTATCGGTTGTATCGGTACCATGCAATCAAGCAGCTACTTTTTCGCTAGCGAAGTCTTTTGACTCACAAGCTGAGTACGAAGAATTCAAAAAAACTTTCACCAATCGTGTCGATCTACCTGGTCAGTCTCTGACCAAAGATGATTCAAAAGAATCAA